ATAGGTCTTATGGCTTCAATGGCAAAGATTAATGTGATGTCAATAATAGCTATGGAAGATGCAGTATTTACAGAAACAAACATATCTGGTGAGATAGAATCAGGACAATATCGTAAAGGTAGATTCGCTGTAAACTATTTAGCACCAGGTACACAAGTAAGCAAACCTGCATCAAATGTTCCTTATCAGATTTTTCAACAGATAGACAGAATAGAACGACAACTTCGTGTTGGTGGTTCTTATCCTGTATCTGATGACTCACAGTCACCACTAGCATTTGCAACTGGTAGAGGATTAGAAGAACTAGGTGCAAGTATGTCACTTATGATTAGAGAATATCATACAGTTATGGCTGATGCTATAGAGATGATAGATGCTAAGAGATTAGAGTGGGATGAGAAGATGTATGGTGGTAAGACTAAAGCATTGTCTGGATATAAAGATAATACTTTTTATTCTGAAACATATAATCCTAGTACAGATATACAAGGATCATACAAGACACGCAGAGTTTATGGTGCTATGGCTGGTTATGATGAACCACAGAAGATTGTAACAGGGCTGCAATTACTTCAGGCTGGAATTATTGACAGACAAACTTTACAAGAAAACCTTGATGGTTTAGATAACTTAGTTAGAGTAAACGATAGAATTACAAAAGAAAAAGCTGATAGTGTATTGTTTGATACATTGTTAGCACAAGCCCAACAGGGTGATCCTAAAGCTACTATGGCTGTTGTGCAGATAAGAAAAAATCCAGATGATATGCAAAACATATTGGATAAATTCTTTACAGCAGAAGAACCAGAGATACCAACGGCTGAACAAGAATTGCTTGGGGGTGCGACCCAACCACCACTAGGTCCACCACCAGGCATAGCTCAATTATTACAAGGTATGGGTGGCTAATGTCAATTAATAAAGAATTTGCAGACATTGTACATTACTCATTGTTTGATGTAGATGAAAAAGGTGATGCAATAATATTTCAAGATATTGAAGATGACAAGGGAACGAGAATATTTACTGATCAGATGCCACCAATGGTGTTTCCATTTGGTTATATGATAATCAGTTCAACTTTTATGTATTATGATGATGAGGAAGAATAATGGGTAGAAGTCCATCAAACAAAGGTATAACAAATAGAAATGCAAATTTACCTCCTGCAGCAAGAAACACACAAAATAATACTATAGGTATGATACCTGGTCTTACTAAAGGTGTAACTTATGGCGAAGGTCAAGACATAGCAACACAAGTAGAAGTTACTGGTGGTCTACCTAGTGTAGAGGGATTACCAAAAGCAACAGCTCCAAAAAGACAATTTCAACCAGTAGATGTATTTTCACAAACACAGATAGAAGAACAACCTATAACTGATGGTGCACCTGTAGGACCAGGTAGAATGGGAGTAACTTTAACACCTGAAGAAAAAGGTGATTTATACGCTATTGCTTTAGCAGAGTTATTTCCAACAACAGATACAGTTTCTTTAGCAAATGATGGACTAACTATACTTGAAGATAGATAATGGTTTATCAATATACACTTGGAGATGACTTCAAAAGTAACTCTGAAAAAAAGAAGTTACAAAATAAAACAATAGAAGATTATAAAAATTTTAATTTAAATCAAGATAAAAAAAATAGAGCTACGACAATTAAATATACATATCCTTTTTTACCTACTGGTGTAATTAATTCCTTAGTACAAACTAATGCAAATAATGATCAGATAAAACAAGCAGCAGAAGAACAAATAAGAGTAAATGCAGCTAAAAATAAAAACTTTACAAAAACGCCACCAGAGTATGCAGACATTATTAAAAATGAAGAAGATGAAAATGGTTTTTTTGGTGGTTTAAAAAGAACTGTAAGATTTGCATTTGATGTTTGGAATCATACACAGGAACAAGTCATACTTAGAGGTCAAAGAAGTAGAATATTATATGCAAAAGAAGTAGAAGAAGATTTAAAAAAACAAGGTTTAACTAATGAAGAAGCACAAAGAATTTCAGGTATTTTTACAAGTAATCTTATTCCATTTCCTTTAGCTTCTACAGAAAGAAGGGCTATAACAAATGGTTTAGGAAGATTAATTGCAAGAAAAGATTTTGGAATATCTGAAAATTTTATTGGTGAAGTAGGTGCAAAAAAAATTGCAGGTTATTACGAACAAGCAGGACCATCATCATTAGAGTATACACTTAGAAAAGTATCAGAAGAAGCAGCATTAAATCCTGATGATTATATAAAAAACATACCCAAAGCATTTGGTAGATTAGGTGCAAGTGGTGTTGTTGATAAGTATGATGAACTTACTGGTACAGGTTTTATACCTGCTGGAGAAGCAGAAGAGATAACATCAGAAATTAAAGAGGCTAATAAGTATAACGATAGAAGTATTACCTATGGTAGATATATAGAAAATCAACTTGGTATAGAAGGTGATGAAGGTTTTAACATTGTATCAGGAACTATTGATGCAGCAGTTCTTATTCTTACTGATCCAGCAGCACTTATTGGTAAATCTGCAAAAGCATTAAAACAAGCAAGAAATATACAAGGAAAAATAAAAGAAGCTATAAAAGCAGGAAATATAACTGATGCTAAAACACTTGCTGATGATTTTATAAAACAAGATATGGGTAAAGAAGTAGCAGAATTAATTGTAAAAGATAAAAGTCCAGATAAATTTATAAAATTATTAGATGCTAATAAAGACCCTGCTTATGCACTAAAACTATTAGATGCAGAAAATGCAGATGATATTGTTAATGCTGCGAGTGATGCAATATTAAATGGCACGAGTTGGAAAGTACCAACAATAAATAGAACAAAAATTATACCTGACTGGCTTAATGACTATACTTACAAAACATTTGGACAAAAAAGAGCAGCAGCAAAAGCAGATGATCCATTAAGTAAAATAGGTAGATATATACCTGAAAACGAAGTTAATTTACAAGATTGGAAACAAACTGTAAATACTTTAATTAGTCACGGAACAGTAGGTAAATTACCAAGAAAAGACCTTAACGATATAGCAGTAAGAGTTACAAGAGCTTTAGTAGATGAGGATTATCGTAAAGCACAAGACATTCTTGCTGATGATTATTATGGCAAACTTATAGAAAAACTAGCAGATAAACCTGAAACAGTATCTTCATTTAAAATACATCAAAATAAAATGCGTGGATTTAGAGATAACAATGTACTTTATAGCATTGACCAACAAGCATATAAAGCAGGTGAAGGATTAAAACCTATTACTACAGGTATGCAAAAATCTACCAAAATTGGCGATACATCTTTAAATTTACAAACACCATTTCCAGATCAAGTAATGGATAGAACATTTTATTTTACAGACCATAGAGATTTGCGTAGAGCTGTAAAAAATGTAGATGGTATAGTTGCAAAATCTTTTTCTAAAGTAGCAGATAACTTTAATCCTGATACACCATTAGGTAAATTTTTTGCACAAGCAGATATTACAGCTAAAGAAGTGTTAGGTAAAGCATCTGATGCTTATAGTGATAAAATAATTGATAAAGTTTGGACATTTCAAAGAGCTTGGTCTACAGCAAACTTGCCTTTTAGACTTGCATATCCATTAAGACTTGTTTTAGAAGGTCAACCTCGTATGGCTGCTTATGGTTTAGATTCAGTTGTTAATAATCCAAAATCATATTTTGAATATTTAACAATATTAGATGAAGATGTATTAGGAAATAAATTTGTACAAAATGCTTGGAGTAAAAATAACAGAGAATTACAACAACAATTAGACAAAGCTGTTGGTAATGCTGCTGGAAAACACTTTGGTCCTAAAGCAATTAAAGGATATATTAAAGAAAACTTTTCAGAATTTACTCTAGGTGATGGTGAATTAGAGAATTTAGATAAAGTTAAAAGATTTGCAGAAGGTATAAGAATACAATTAGCAGGTATTTGGAGAGAAGATATCGCTCAAAATATTGCTGACTATACAGTTAATGCTAAATCATTAGATGAACTTGCACAGAGAATGTGGAATGGTGACTTAAAAGATGTCAGATTAAGTTATGAAAAAGCATTAGATAGAGTAGAAAGACCTACAAGCATAGAAGGTGTCAAACAATTTATTAATGGTTACAAACAAAGAATTACAGAATTAACTGGTGGTGATATAGAATTATTAGAATCTATTGCTACTGGTAAATACAAAGGTATTGATGTAAGAAGTTGGGATAGAAGAAAAACTGATAATGTAAAAGTTATTATGAATGGCATACAAAATATGCTTAAAACTTCTAGGAACAGACCTTTCGCTATACCAGCTCCAGATGATTTAATTAATAATACATTTAAAAATTACAAAAAAGCACAACTTGATGATACACCATTTTCTTCATTGTGGTTTATGGCAGGTGCTATTGAAGCAAATATAAACAGAATACCTGCATATAAACAATTATATTTTAGAAGTGTTGCTGATGATTTAATACAAGCAGATGACAAAGCCTTAAAAACATTATTACAGAGAATAGATAAATTACCTAAAGCAATAAAAAAAGAACTTACAGAACTCTATCCAGATATAGAAAAATTAGGATCAAACATAAACAAAAATAATTTACAAAAATTAACATTGGAACAAATTGATTCACGAGCACAATTATTTGCTTTAGAAGAACACAACAGAATTTTATATAACTTATCTCAAAAAGGTTTAGTTGCAGATGGTTTGCGATTTGTATTTCCATTTTTTGAAGCGTTTAAAGAAGTATTAACATCTTGGGGTAAAGCATTAGCTATAAATCCAAAGTATGCACATAGAGCAGAAATGGCTATAACTGCTGGTAGAAGAAGTGGAATTATTTATAAAGACCCATTATCAGATGAAGATATGATGTCTTTTCCATTACCTGACTTTTTAGCTAATAGATTATTAGGTGGCAATGAAGGTGGTAAATTACAAGCAGATGTACAAATACCATTAAGTGGTTTGAATTTAATATCTGTATCGTTATTGCCAGGTATAGGACCAGTACTTGCTGTTCCTATAGGTGCTGCTAGTAAACAGATTAGGGAAAATATAGGTAGAGATATGTTTAGAACTATTTTTCCATTTGGAACACCTATTGAAGAAGTTGCAGATTTAAGTAATCCAACTTGGTTTGCTGAAGTAATATTGCCAAGTTATTTAAAATCAGCTATTGCTGCATTAAATGTTACAAAAGAAAGTCCTGAAAGTTTTATAGGACAAGATGCTATAGCTTCACGATTAAATGATAGTGCTAAAGTAATAGGTTTATCAAAAATAAGACCTATGCAAAACAAAGAGGATTTAGCTGCTTTTGATGATGCAGTTATAGAAAATACTAGATTTAGATTAATGCTAGAAGCAGGATTAAAATTTATGTTACCTTCTCCACCAAGAATATTATTTAGTGCAGAGGTAACTAAAGATAATGCTGTACAACTATTAGAAGCAGTAGTTGGAGATACTGAATTAGGGAAAATATCTGTAGAAGAAAGAAAAACATTAGTTTCTTTTGGTGTTCTTACTGCTTTTTATTCTCAACTAAAACAAGAATATCAAGAAAAATATGGCATAGAAGAAGGCGAGGAAGTTGCTTGGCTAGTATTTAATAGAATGATTGGTACTGATAAATCAGGTCAATACAATATTTTTGGTAATGCTTTGCTTAAAAAAGGTAAGTATCAACAAACTGAAGGTAAACAAGCCAGATTTGAAAATGAAGTAAAGTTTAAAGATGAGAATAAAGAATTACTTTCTAAATATCCATTAACTGGAATCTACTTAACTCCTAACCTAGATGCAGAAGGTGATTTGGATGATACAGCATTTTTTGAATCTTTAGAAAATGATTCTATAGAAGCTATTGATCCATTGATATTTGCTATCGAAGCACAAGAGTTTTTATATGGTATGACTACAGATGTACAGTTGAAACAACTTAGAGGTGACAATTCTGTAGAAGCAAGAAAACTAAAAAGACAAATTAAAAATGATGCAGCAGAAATGTTCCCATTAGGTGTACCTGGAGACAAAGGTATAAACTATGATGTTGTTGCAGATAGAGAAGTAAGACCTAAAAAACCATCTGATTTTACAGCAAAGATAAATGAACTAAAAGAAATGGCTATGGATAAATCTATAGCAGATATATCTGATCAATGGATAGCTATAAATAATTATATGGCATTGAGAGAGTTAGCTATTACTAAGATTGCTGATAGCGAGGATTATGTCTATCCTGATGATATGCTACTTATAGAGAGAAAATTAAAGACTGGTACTACAGATTTAGACCAAGCTATGAGAGAACAGCTTAGAAGTGCTGCACAAGAAATAGGACAGCAATATCCAGAATTTCTTGTTTTGTATGATGAACTGTTGAAATATGAGATACAATTTAATAAGGAAGATTAATAATGGCTGAAAACGATAACGATATAATATTTGAAGAAGCAGAAGATTTGCTTAATGATAATGAAGATTTGTTAAATTCTAAACCATTAATAGAAGCTATTGACCCAGAAGGTAATATTATTCCTCGCACTAATCTTATGAAAGGATATATTGTTGCTCCTGAAGATAAAACATTAACTCCTTATGGTATGTCTAAATATATGCAAGTAGGCAATACACAACAATCTACATATGATTTCTTTTTAAATAATTTTGGTATATCTCTTTATATGCCTGGTGATGACACAGAAGAATTAAATAAATTAAATACAAGAAAATCAATAGAATCATTACAAACACAACTAGAAGATGCTGGTATTTTAAAAGATGGAAGTTATACAAAAGGTTTTGTAGATAACTCTACAAGAAAAGCATTTCAAAGTTTATTAGGTGATGCTAACTCTGCTGGTAAAACTTGGAGAGAAGCACTTGAATATATATTGACTAATCCTAAATATGATGTTTCAGAGTTACCTGAAAAATTAGAATTAGATTATGCAGATTTGACAAATCAAGTATTAAATACTGTTAAATCAGTTGTAGGTAGAACACCAACTGATAATGAACTTGAAATACTTACAGGAATACTTGCTGGTTTTAAACAAGAACAATATGAAGGTGAACTTACTAATGCAGAAATAGCAGCAGCACCTTTGTACAGAGAAGAAGAAATAATGTTTGAAGGCAGACCTGTAACTGTAACAAAAAAAACAACACCTAGTGGTTTTGTAACACCAACGAATGCAGAAGCTAAGTTTGAAGCAAAAGTAAACGAGCTGTTTAAACCTGAAATGGATTTAAACCAAAGAAGGGAACAGACAAGAAATGTTGCCAATGTTATTAAGTCTAGCATTGCTGGGCTTAGGAGTATCGGTGGCTGAAAATCCTTATGATATAGAGAATGGGTTAACTCCTAGCATTATTGCAGGTTATGCAAAGAAAGCAGGATTCCCAGAAGATGCAATACCTGAAGCAGTCAGAATTGTTTTATTAGAATCTAAAGGACAGCCAGATAAATTACAAGATAAAGCAGATGACCCTGCTATTGGATTATTTCAAATAGATTTAAAACCACATTGGGATTTAAATGGAGAAGAAAATCCAATGAGAAAATGGTTTAAGCAAAGAGATGTAAAAACTCGTGAAGATGCAGTAGAATGGTTGAAAGACCCTTTAAACAATGCTGAAGCAGCTTTCCAAATATGGAAAGACAGGAAAAAACGAAAGGATAGTCCTACTGGTTGGGAAGCCTGGTCTGCTTATAATGCTGGAGATAAACCAGAAAACAGAGAGCAAGAAGATTGGGATATAGCTACCAATGCTATGGAAGCATATGTACAATCTTTAAATATTCCAAATGAGGTAGAGATGGAAGAAGAAAAAGTAGAAGTAGAAGATACAGTAACTGAAGTTGTTGAACCTGAAAGACCATCAGCAGATGTTATGAATGTTCCTAATACTTATATTCCAAGAAAACCAGAAGCTCCTATGCAGAATATGTCACCAAGAAAAGAACAACTTAATGATATTTTTATTAAGTTATTTGCTAGTTTAGGGAGAATGTAATGGCACAATATGTATTTAAAGCAGAACTAGGATATGACAGAAGGGTTTTAGAGGATCAAGAAGGAAACAGAGTAATTGTCAATTCTAAAGCAGAATATGATTATTACACAATGGCTAGACCTGGTGGTCCATACAATGGAAGTTATTGGCAAGACATAGCAAGTGCAGGACCAGTAACACAAGAACTTTATGAACAACTTACAGGAGAATACACAGAAAAAGAAAAAGAAGGCGACACTATTGTTGAACCTGATACAAATGTAGAAGATTTAAACCCAAGTGGACCAGATGGTGGAACAACAGATGATGGCACTGGAGTTACAGACACAACATTTGGTGCTGGTCAAACAAGTGGTAACACATTTGCTTCACAAATACCTGCTGGTGGAGAAATCGTAAAAGTAGGTAATGATTACTATGTACTTTACAATATTCCAGGTACAGATATGTTGCTTAGTTATGATGCTACAGAAGCAGATATTAAAGGTTTGTACCCTTTAGATTTTGACCAACAAACATTTAGAACTGTTTCAGAAGATGAATTATCAAGTGCTATAGATTTTGGTAATATTGCAGAGTTGTATGATCCAAGATTATTGTCACAAGGAATAACACCTTGGGAAGGATTTATAGATTATTTAGATAAAGAAGCAGAACTTAGACCTTGGTTAGCTGATGAAGAAATGGTATTTGTTTTAGCAGAAGCCACATTAGAAGGTAGAACTGTTACTGAAGCTGAATGGAAAACTACTGACTGGTGGAGAACACATACACAGGCAGAGAGAGATTGGCTTTTATTATCACAAGGTAAATCAATAGATGAATTACCAGCAGATGCACAATCTAAAATACAAGATGACAAAATAGCAATTAGAAATATTATGATACAAGCTGGTATTTCTAATCCACCAGAGAATTTAATTAATTGGATATCTACAAAATTTACTACAGGAGAATGGTCAGATACCTATTCAAACGATCAAATATTATTACTTGCAGATCCTTCAAGAGTTGGTTCATTAGATAATGATTTACAAGATTTTATTGCTGGTGACACTATTGAATACGACACTACAAGAGCTGGTGAAGATAGAGTGCAACAGTTATACAAAAGATATTTAGGACCTGTTTTTGGTGATATAAATGCTAATTTAATTGCAGAAGAAGCAGGTAAATTAAGAAATGACCCTGATTATGAACAAGAATTAATTACAAAATTAACAGCACAAAAAAAGAGTTTGTTTCCACAATATGGTGAAGATGTAACTTATGAAGAATTTGCAGCACCTTGGGAAAACTTTACAACTAATCAATGGGGTCAGCAAATAGACACAACAAGTGATTATTTTCAAGAAGTATTAAAACTTAATGATTCTACAAAAGCAAGTAAATATCTAACAGATAAAGGTTTACAATTAGGAGTAGATAAAGTAGTTAATGAAGCATTAGATGCTTTGAAGGTGTTTGGTCAAGGAGTTAGAATACAGTAATGGCAGATTTTCAAGCAGAAGTAAAAGCATTATATCCATTCTTACCACAAGGATTAGTAGATTTATTCATTGAAAAATATGTAGATTTTGATAAAAATGTTAATTTAGCTCTAGGTGCAGTACGACAAGATCCTGTATATCAAGACTATTATCCTGGCAATACAAGACCTGATGGTTCTGTGAGATTATCAGAAGCAGAATATGGAGCTGTATTAGAATCATATAAAGATTCTTTAAGAACATTTGGAATTAATCCTGATGTATTTGCAGATAATTATGCACAGTTAGTAGAAGGTGATGTAAGTCCAACTGAATTTCAATCAAGATTAAACCAAGTTTATAGTGGAATTGAACAAAATATACCAGAAGTAAAAGAATATTATGCAACTAACTTTGGTATTGATTTGTCAGATGAATCTATCTTTGCTGCTGCTGTTGATCCAACAATAGGTGATGCAATACTTTCAGGACAAATAACACAAGCACAAATTGGTGGTGAAGCTGAAGCAAGAGGATTTGAAATAACACAACCACAGATAGAAAGATTACAAAGATTTGGTGTTACACAACAACAAGCTAGAGAAACATTTAGGGCTGCTGAACAACAATTAGAGCAATTACAATCTTTAGAAGCTCAAAGAGGTATTGCAGAGGAAGAAAGAATAGGATTAGAAGAATTTACTGAAGCTGCTGTATTTGGTGAAACAGAAGATATACAAAGAATCAGAAGATTAAGAGAAGAACAACAAGCAGAATTTACACCTGAAATAGGTGCTGTTAGGCGTGGTCGTAGAGTTACAGGTCTTGTAGAAGAATAACACAATATATTGTGTATTAAATCCTTGACATACTAGATATAGTGGTATAATAAAATTATCGCATAGTGGTAGTCTGCGAATATAAATGGACTCTGCACTCTCCAGTTTATTCCTGGCGTATAAACTGCGTATTACAAATCGCCTAGTATCTGAATAGCCCAGAAGTGGCTGACAATTCTAGTTATTCTTACATTTATTTATTTGTCGCCTATCGCATAATATTCCCAAGGATTATGTAGTTAGTAGAAAACTTGGTGTAGGAGAGAAAAAATGGAAAACGAAAATACAGTAGAAGAAATGCAAGACAATAATGCTATAAAGCAAATGCGTGAACGCATTAAAGAACTTGAATCAGTAGAGAAGGAATTTAAGTCTGTACAAATGGCTAACGCTATTAAAGATGCAGGGTTTGATCCAGACAATGGTGCAGGTAAAGCATTAAAAGACTTGT